GGATTTGCAGGCGTAAAAGAACAAAACCAGATATGATTCCGCTGACATACAGCATAAAAAATGAAGGAGTGATTATTTTATGAACAAAGAGGATCTGTTGAAACTTGGACTGACAGAGGAACAGGCTGAAAAAGTATTATCGGCCAACATGGAACAGCTGAAAGGATTTATCCCGAAGGCAAGATTCGATGAAGTGAACAGTGCAAAGAAACAGGCTGAGAAAGATTTATCCGAAAGGGATAAGCAGCTTGAAACTCTTAAAAACACTATTAAGCAGCTTCAGGATGAAAACAAGGCATCGAAGGAGCAGTATGAGGCAAACATATCTAAAATAAAATTAGATAACGCCATTGATAATGCACTTGGAAATGCCAAGGCTAGAAATTCAAGAGCTGTAAAAGCTTTGCTGGACATGGAAAAGATAAAGTTTGAAAATGAGATTTTATCTGGACTGGATGAACAGCTGAAGGCACTGAAGGAAGCTGAGGATACTAAGTTCCTGTTTGAAGAAATTAAGGAACCTGCAAAACCAAACTTCAGCGGTGTAGAACTGGGAGCGTCTACAGGAGAAACAAATCCAGGGACAGGTGCACTAGAAACGTATTCCCAGATGATGGCAAGACTGGGACAATAATAAAAAAATTAAAGGAGGAATAATTTATGCCAGCAGCAATTTTTGATTCAAAACAGTTTAATCCTGAACTATTCGGGAAATATTATGAAACAATTCCAAAACTTAAAAGGAATGAACTGTTAAAATCGGGAGCAGTTAACAGTGCCCCACAATACAAAGCTATGATGGAGGAACAGACAGGAGGAAACTACATTACAGTACCTCTGTTCGGAAGAATAGGCGGAACGGCCGTAAACTATGACGGAAAGACGGATATAAATGCAACAGCAATGGACACATTCTCACATTCAAGAGTAGTAGTAGGAAGAGCCAACGGATGGATAGAGAGGGATTTCTCGCATGACATCACAGGCGGAGTAAATTTCATGGATCAGGTAGGTAAACAGGTATCGGACTACTGGGACGACCTGAACCAGGGGATATTATTATCTGTACTTAAAGGGGTATTCTCAATGACAGGTACAGATAATGAAAAGTTTGTAAATGAGCATACTTATGACGTGTCAAAAGAAACGGATGTAGCTAAGCAGGTATTCAGCCCTACAACTTTGAACAATGCATTACAGAAGGCTGTAGGTCAGAACAAGGCGAAATTTTCAATTGCGATAATGCATTCACAGGTTGCAACAAACCTTGAAAACCTTCAGTTACTAGAGTATCTGAAATATACAGACGCAAACGGAATACAGAGAGACCTGACACTTGCAACACTGAACGGAAGAACTGTGCTGATAGATGATTCAATGCCAACTGAAGAAGTTGCAAAATCAGGAAGTAATCCTGCATATACTAAATATACGACTTACGTATTAGGAGCAGGAGCATTTGAATTTACTGATGCAGGAGCAAAAGCGCCTCATGAAATGCACAGAGACCCGAAAGTCAACGGTGGACAGGACACATTATATTCAAGAGAAAGAGTGTGCTATGCACCTTACGGAATTTCTTTCACTAAATCAAGTATGGCCACTCTGTCACCGACTGATGCAGAACTTGAAATGGGTGCAAACTGGGAACTTGTAAATGACAACGCCACAGGAACAAAAAAATACATTGACCATAAAGCCATACCTATCACGAGAATAATTTCAAGAGGATAGTTTCAGGGAGGAAAAAATCTTATGGAGTATGTGGAAAATATCAGAGAAGATGTGGTAAAAACATTAAAGTCGGTAGGCTATGAAGTCGTAGATGCCGACTTATTTTTATTGGAACAGAGTATCGAAAAGGTTAAGTCATACATCAAGAACAAGACTAATCAGAACAAGGTTCCTGAGGGTTTAAAATATATCTGGATTGACAGGAGTACAGGCAAGTTTTTGAATTTTAAGAAATCACTTAATCAGCTTAATCTGAATGGCCTAGATTTTGATCGTATGGCGAAGGAAATAAGCGAAGGCGATACTAAGGTCGTCTATGAGGATACAAAAACAACGAGCGACAAGTTTGAAGTTTTCATTGCATATCTTATGACAAGAGGGGAAGATGAACTCTTGAGATACAGGAGGATAGTATGGTAGAGGAACTGAAACAGGCAAGAAAGGCAATACAGTCAATGTGGACTGGAATATGCAGCATATTTGCTTTTAAGGATACAGAAGATAAATACGGAGTGACAGATAATACTGAAGTGAAATTGTTTGAAAATTTACCATGCAGATTAAGTTTTAAGAATATAAGTCAGACTAATCAGACGGAGTCCTTTGCTACGAGTGCACAGGTTGTAAAACTGTTTATTGCTCCTGAGGTTTATGTTCCTCCGGGCAGTGTAATTGAAGTCACTCAGAACGGTGTCACAAGAAAATATAAGCACTCAGGAATATCGGCGGTTTATACGAATCACCAGGAAATAGTGCTTGATATCTATAAAAGAAGTGCTTAAATGGGAATAAGTAAAGTCAAAGTGGATTTTTCAGAAATAAGAAAAGCCGCCAAAGCTTTGAGCCAGGCAAATACTGCTCTGCTACTTGAAACTATCACTAATGAACTGGGGGCAAGGCTTCTTGCTAAAGCAATTAAAAGAACTCCTGTATTTAGCCCCGACTTTGGAAATGAAGTAAGATATAAGACCGGAAAGAAAAAAGGACAGGTTAAACTGAACAAGAACGGAGCTCCTGTAAGGGATGGAATTAAGAAAGTGTCGTATAAGAAAAATGGCGAAACTGTAACTAAAGACTACTCCCACACAGGAGAAACATTAAGACGGGGATGGGATGCAAGTATAGGAGCGAAGGCTGTTAATACCGGCGGGGGATATACAGTGACAATAACAAACAGTGTTGAATATGCGTCATATGTTGAATTTGGTCACAGGCAGACTCCAGAAAAATATGTTTCCGCAATTGGTAAAAGGTTGAAAAAGTCATGGGTTGCAGGACAATTTTTTCTAACAAAGTCTGAGTTGGAACTGGAAAAGGAAATACCAAAAATAATTGAAAAGAAACTTAAAGCGTGGATAAAGGAGGTACTTGGAGGATGATAAACAATATATTGAATGCACTGACCGTGAGGCTGAAGGAAACGTTTGGGATAAAGATTTACATCAATCAGGTACCTCAGAACTTTGAAGAACCCTGTTTTTTTGTACATGTCATAAGCACTGATAAAACTCAGGTTGTTGATTTCAGATACAAGGCGGTGACAGTGTTCGGGATTGACTATATTTTTGATGAAAATAAAAAAATTCAAGGGATATATACGAAGTAATTGAGAAACTGAATGGCGTCGCTAACTTGATAACACTCGAAAATGGCGACATTATGAGAGGCACTGAAAGGAAAACTGAAATACAGGGCGGAAATATGCACAGCTTTATTCGGTTCAGTTATTTCATTCACGAGGAAAGAGAAAATGACAAGATGGAAAATCTTTCGATAGAAGGAGGCATTAAAGAAAATGGCTAAGAAAGATAAAAACGAAACAAATTCAAGCTTTACAAAGGAACAGCTATATAGTTCTAAAAAATATGAAATGCAGAAGGACATTATCGGAATAATGCTTGAAGAGGACAAAGAATACACTTTTGATGAAGTGGATAACATAATAAAAGAATTTTTAAAGAGAGAGGTGGAATAGATGGCATACGGAGGAGGTACATGGTTATTTCAGAATAAAGTCCTGCCAGGGACTTATATAAACTTTGTCAGTCTTGCAAGGGCGATTGTGTCACTCGCAGACAGGGGTTATGCGGCAATGGCTATGGAGCTGGACTGGGGAATTGACGGGGAAGTTTTTAGCGTCGAAAATTCAGACTTTCAAAAAGAAAGCCTCAAGATATTCGGGTACAGTTATGATCATGAAAAAATGAAAGGTCTGAGGGATTTATTTTCAAATGCAAAAACACTTTACTGCTATAAACTGAATGAAGGGACAAAAGCAAGTAACGACCTGGCCACAGCAAAATACTCAGGTGAGAGAGGAAACAGCATTAAAATAACAGTAGCGGCAAATGTTGATGCTCCTAGCATGTTCGATGTTACTACTTTGCTGGATAACAAAAAAGTGGATGTTCAGACAATTAAAACTGCAAAAGATTTGGTAAATAATGATTTTGTAGATTTCAAGACAGGGGCGACTTTAAGCCCAGTAGTGGCGGAACCTCTTGAAAACGGGACAAACGGAAATGCTGTAACAGGAACGGAATACCAGAAGTTCCTGGATAAAATTGAGACATACTATTTCAACACACTGGGGTGTCTTGCAACTGATGAAACAATTAAAAAGCTCTATATACAGTTTACAAAAAGAATGCGTGATGAAGTCGGTGCAAAATTTCAGACTGTGGTTTACAGAGGGGCTTATGCTGATCATGAAGGGGTTATCTCGGTTGAAAATAAAACTGTTTCCAAGGACGACAAGGAATCGTCTGCAGTGTATTGGGTAACAGGAGCTGAAGCAGGTTGTCCTGTCAACAAGTCAGTTTCAAACAAGGCTTATGATGGAGATTTTATATTTGAGTTCAAAGAAAATCAGACGGCTCTGGAAAACGGAATTAAATCAGGAAAGTTCCTGTTTCACAAGGCGAACAATAAGCCAGTTGTTCTTACTGACATCAATACATTCACTTCAATTACAGTAGAAAAGAATGATGACTTTACGTCGAATCAGGTGATACGTGTACTTGACCAAATAGCTGTTGATATAGCAAAACTGTTTAACAATTCGTTCTCTGGAAAAGTGAACAATGACGATGACGGCAGAATAGCACTTAAGGATAATATAGTCGACCATCATAAGGAGCTTCAGAAAGTAAGGGCTATTGAAAATTTTGTTGCCGAAGATGTAACAGTTGAAAAAGGAAAAGACAAGAAATCGGTGCTTGTAACGGATAAGGTCACTCCTGTTGCGGCAATGGAAAAATTATATATGAGTGTCATAGTGGCATAATCAATGACTAAGGAGGTAAGAAATGAGCACAGCAACAATGAACGGTAGAGACGCCGTATCAGGGAGCATGGGTAGATGTTTTGTTACCATAGAGGGCAACAGATATCTTCTGATGCAGGTAATTTCCGTAAAAGCGGAAATGGAAAAGACAAAAACTAAAGTCCCTATTATGGGACGCTCGGGAAAAGGAAACAAGGCCACAGGGTGGGAAGGTTCAGGAAGTGTGAAAATGCATTATAACTCCTCACTTTTCAGGGAACTTTTACTGAAGTATCAGAATACGGGAGAAGATATCTATTTTGATATGCAGCTTGTGAATGAGGATCCTACTTCAACGGTAGGAAGGCAGACAGTCATACTGAAAGGATGCAACATAGACGGAGGAACTCTTGCAAGTATAGACGCGGATGCGGAATATCTTGAAGATGAATTCGACTTTACATTCGAATCTTTCGAAATTCCTGAAAAATTTAAAAATTTACCGGGAATGCAATAATGAGAAATTTCATAGAATGGCTGTCAAATCCCGAAGAAGTGGCAGAATTTTTAGCAGATACACCTGTGTGTCTGCTTATTCTTTATATAATACATTTAATCAGAAAGGTGTTGAAATTAATAATGGACAGTTTAAAAGGATTTTTTAAGGCAAATGCAAAACAGGTGGAAAATGAGAAAGTGGTAATCTCTGACAGATTTATCGGGGAGGATGGAAAACCGTTGGAATGGGAAATACAGGCTATAGGAAATGAAATGGACGACGAGCTGAGAAAACAGAGCACTACACAGGAAAAGATAAAGAAAAACGTGTACATGCCTAAATTCAATTACACCGAATATCTTAAGAAACTGCTTGTTGCCTGTGTGGTATTTCCTAATTTAAATAATAAGGATCTGCAGAACAGTTATGATGTCATGACTGCCGAAGAACTTTTATCGGCAATGCTCCTGCGGGGGGAATACAATACTCTTGCAGAAAAAGTACAGGAGATATGCGGTTTTGATAAGGATATTATGGAAGAAAAGATTGAAGAAGCAAAAAACTGATAGAGGAGGATGCAATGGCGGGGTATGCACATTACGCCCTCCACAAACTTAAAATATTACCTAGAGATTTTGCAGAATTCAGTCTTGAAGAAAAGGCATTCATTATAGCAAGTATAAGATTAAAAATTGAAAGTGAGAAAAAGGAAATGCAGAAAATGAAGTCTAAATCAAGGAGGTGAAATTTATGTCAACGATAAGCTCTTCGATACAGATGATGGACAGGCTCACGGCTCCGGTATTGCAGATGGCGAGTGCAATGAACAATCTCGTGACAGTTATGGAAGCGGCGGATAATAAAAAGATAGATCCTAAGGGTCTTGCTACAATGAAGGACAGCGTAGCAAGAGCCAATGCTGAACTTCAGAACCTGCAGGCAGAACTCGCAGAGGCGGGGGCACAGACACAGCAGAATGCGACAAAACAGCAACAGTGGAACAGTTCGATACATGGCGGTGGTAAAGCAATGAACGGGCTGATAAATAAATTGAAAACAGCCATCGGATTATACGCTCTAGTTAACGGTGCAAAGAAACCGATCGGGTTATCCGACGAAGTAATGACCATAGATGCCAGACTTAACTTGATAACGGATACATCTGCTCAGAAAAATAACCTCAAAAATGCCGCATATCAGATGGCACAGGAGGCAAGAGTACCTCTGAACAGTTTCACGAATGATGTGGCAAAACTTGGAATTCTAGCCGGAAAAAGGTTTGCAAATAATGCGGAAATAATACAGTTCATGGGTAACGCAACAAAAGCATTTAAAGTGGCGGGTACTTCCGCATCTGAAACTGCCGGGGCAATGACCCAATTAAATCAGGCACTCGCATCAGGAGTACTGCAGGGAGACGAGTTCAGGAGTATCAGGGAAAATGCCCCTCTTATTACTCAGGCGATAGCTAAGGAAATGGGAGTATCACAGGATCAGCTTAAAAAACTTGCATCTGAAGGAAAAATAACTGCAGATGTAGTAAGAAGAGCAGTTCTTGGAATGACTACCGACATTAACAGGGATTTCTCCAAGCTGCCTATGACATGGGGTGAAGTTTGGGTTACAGCTGGGAATTTTGCATTAAGGGCATTTGATCCTCTGCTAAGGGCAATTAACAGAGTGGCAAACAGCCAAAAATTTAAGTCAATGGCATCAAGTATAGCAAATACATTTGAATTAGTAGCGGGAGCAATGACAACCGTGTTTGATAAAGCACTGGAAGTGGCTGGCTGGGTATATGACAAATGGAATTTGATTAAACCTGTCATTATAGCAGTCGTAATTGCAATGGGCTTATATGCTATAGCTCAGGGAATAGCAACTCTTGCGATATGGGCTTATAATACTGCGGCAGGATTTAAAGCGGCGGCGGATATGGTGATGGCTGGAGCAAGTTTCATGGCCACGTTGTCACAACACGGGCTGAATGCGGCAATATATGCGTTCCCTGGAACATGGATTGTAGTTGCTATAATGGCAGTTATAGTAGCTGTTATAGGTCTGGTTATATATATCGTTTATCTTATCAAATCTATGACAAAAACGGCAACCGTTACAGGAGTTGTTGTCGGAGCTTTTGAATGGATGAAAGCAATGCTATGGAATATATGGGCAAGCATAGTCAATGCGATAATATCGGCAATAAACGGAATAATAAGAGGGATAAACGGTCTTATAAGAAGCGCGGCAAAAGGATTGTCAGATTTTGTGAACATTTTCATTGATGCATTCAACTGGATAATGAGAGAGGCGGATAAGTTCATAAACGGACTTTTAAAAATGATGAGCGGTGCGGCTCCTCTGCTGGCTGCAGTAGGTATAAATCTCCCTTCGTCAACTGGAGGTGCTCTGCAGTTATCTAGAGCTAATTTTTCGGCTCCACAGATATCTGAGATGAACTATAAGCTGGAGAAAAAAGATGCAAACGCTGCTTATAGAAAAGGAGCCGAGAGAGGAAATTCCAAGCAGAAGAAATGGGAAAATGACTTAAAGAACGGATATAAAAATGCCAAAGATAAAATGATGGATGAACTGGGACTTGGAGACCTTGGCGGTGGAAAAGGAAACGATCCCGCGGGAAGTGGCGGCGGTGGAGGTAAAGACCCTAATGAAGTAGGAAAGAATACAGGAAAAACAGCCGACAACACAGGAAAAATGGCAAATAAGCTGGATGATACGGAAGAGGAATTGAAATATCTGAGGGAACTGGCGAAACAGGAACACATCAATCAGTTCACGACTGCTGAAATTAAAGTTGAAATGAACAACAACAATACAATTGAGAATGAGACTGATATTGATAAGGTCATAAAAAAACTGACAGAAAAGATAGAAGAGAAAATGAATATCGTAGCAGAGGGGGCATATTAAAATGTATGACATATATATAGACAGAATGCTGATTCCTGTAAATCCAGATAAAATAACTTACAGCATGAAGAACAGGAATGAAACGGTTTCACTTATAAATGCGGCAGAAGTAAATCTCCTTAAATCCGAAGGGCTTAAGGAAATATCATTCAAAATAGTTCTCCCTGCGTTCAGATATCCTTTTATCAATACTCTTCAAGGATTTAATAAACCCAGTCATTATCTAGACAAACTTCAGAGATTAAAGAAGGACAGAAAGGTATTTCAGTTCATAGTCACGCGTAGATATCCGAATAAAAAAGGATATTTTAATACAAATATAAAAGTGACACTTGAGGAATTTACATATTCTGACGATGTGGAAGAATTCATGGATATCCCTGTTGAAATTAAACTGAAGGAATATTACGACCCCAGGTCTACAGTGCTGACTGTGCTTGACGATAAAATTTCGGGGTTCGTTACAAGCCCCGGGCAGTAACGGCAATACTGGACAGAATTATTTCGACCGAAGCAGGGGAAACTCTGTGGAATGTATGCCAACAGCATACAGGAGGTCTTGAGAAAATGGCAGAGGTCATGAAATTTAATGCTTTTGACAAAATAACAGATTTTATTCCAGGACAGAAAGTGAGGCTTAAGGAATGAGTATTATGCCAGATTTTAAAGGGATTAAGTTGATAGACCTGAACAGGGAAAGCTGGATTAATGCCGCAATAAAGCAGACAGTTGGAAAATTTGAGCTTGAAAAGGATATAGAACTGACAGTGGCACTTGAAAACGGGCAGCTTTTAATGCCCCTTGTGACTTCACTTGAATGGACAACTGAAAGAAAAGGAAGTTGTGGGGTGCTTGAATTTGAAGTGCTGAAAGAGGAAGTAGAATTTACCGAAGGTAACAGGGTATCCGTAAAATATAAGGATACTCCTTTTTTTTTAGGCTACATTTTTAAACGTAACAGGACAAAATCCGGCAAGATAAAAGTTACCGCGTATGATCAGCTGAGGTATCTGAAAAATAAGGACACATATATTTTTAAAAATGTGACTGCAACGGAAATAATAAAAAGAATCGCGGAAGATTTTAAGCTTGAAATTGGAGAACTGGAAGATACGGGATTTAAAATTGAAAAGAAAATAGAAGACAATAAAACTTTATTTGACATGATACTGTATGCACTTACTGAAACTCTATACAACACAAAGAAACAGTTTATCTTCTACGATGATTATGGAAAACTCACATTGAAAGAAGATGAAAAAATGAGGATACTTGACCTTGTTCTTGATGATAAAAGTGCGACGGACTTTAAGTACAGTACAAGCATAGATGACAAGACTTACAATCAGATAAAACTTTCAAGAGTCAATAAGGAAGCTAAAACTAGGGAAATATACATGGTAAAGGATCCATTCAACATAAAGTCGTGGGGGATTTTACAGTACTTCGAAAATGTTGACGAAAAAATGACGGACGGAAAGATAAAGGAAAAAGTCGAAAGTCTCTTAAAACTGTATAATCATAAAAGAAGAACTTTTTCCATGGAGAACATTTTCGGAGACATAAGGGTAAGAGGTGGCTCAAGCATGCTTATAAAGCTCAATGTCGGAGACATAATAGTGCGGAACTATATGATAGCAGATAAAGTAAAACATAAGTTCGAGTATCAGAAACATGTCATGAACATTGACTTTATAGGACAGATGGGAATAAAGGAGAGTGATAGGAGTGGCGGAACTGGTACAGCTGTTGAAAGAACTGTCGAAAAAAACGAATGACGCACAGGAGCCATTTGAACACAGGAAAGGTACTGTTGAATCTGTGAAACCTCTTACTGTCAGGGTAGACCAGAAACTGATACTGGAGGAAGATGATCTTATCCTTACACATCTTGTCAGGGATTATGATGTTGACATATCTGTGAGCCATGAAACGGAAGATTTCGAGCTCGTGGAAGGTGCTCCTACAGATATAAAAAGTCACAGACATGAGTATAAGGGAAGAAAAAGAATAACTGTTCACAACGGTTTAAAAGTGGGAGAAGACATCGTGCTTTTAAAGGTGCAGGGCGGACAGACATATATTGTCCTGGACAGATACAGAGACCCTCATGTGGAAGGAGAGTGGTTGTAAAATGATACCCCGTAACGATGGACTGGCTTCGGACATCAGAATCATATAACGCCCGACTAAAACCTATAGAATGGATTTATCGGGGGATGTTATCGAAGGTTATACGGATGAACTGAAAGCTATGGAACAGGCCATCTATAAAATAATAAGGACGGAAAGATACAAACATATAATCTATTCATGGAATTATGGGATAGAGCTCGAAGACCTGTTCGGAATGCCTGTAAGTTACTGTATACCTGAAATCGAAAGAAGAGTAAAAGAGGCTTTGGAACAGGATACAAGAATACTCGATGTAACAGATTTTGAATTTGAGACATTGAAAAGAGGAACGGTGCATGTCAAATTTAAGGCAATTATAATTTTTGGAAATCTGGAACTGGAAAAGGAGGTGCAGATAGCTTAATGTTTGAAGTAATGACTTATGAGAAAATAATGGAACGGATGCTCGCAAGAGTCCCGAACAGTATGGATAAAAGGGAAGGCTCGGTCATGTGGGACGCCCTTGCTCCTGCTGCTAAAGAACTGGAGGATATGTATTTTGCATTATCAATAATACTTCAGGAAACATTTGGAGACACGGCAAGCAGGCCGAATCTGATAAGAAGGGCATCTGAGCGTGGAATATCCCCGTATAGGGCAAGCAAGGCAATTCTGAAAGGTATTTTTGATATCGAAATACCTCTTGGGAGTCGATTCAATTTGGAAGATCTGAACTACACGGTCACAAAATTCATTCAGCAGAACACAGGCACTAATCTATACGAATATGAAGTTGAATGCGAAACTGCGGGCAGAACTGGAAATACAAAAACGGGGAAACTGATTCCAATCGACTATATAAACGGATTAGGCAGGGCTGAAATAACGGAACTCTTAATCCCTGGTCAGGACGAAGAGGAGACAGAAAAGTTACGGCAGAGATACTTCGACAGTTTCAACATGAAGGCATATGGCGGAAATATCTCTGACTATAAGCTGAAAGTGCATGAAATAGAAGGTGTGGGAGCCGTAAAGGTCACGCCTGTGTGGAAAGGCGGAGGAACGGTGTTATTGACCATACTTGACAGTGATTTTAATCAGGCAAGTACCGCACTGGTTAAAAAAGTACAGGATATTATGGATCCAACAGGAGACGCACATGGACTGGGCGTTGCTCCAATCGGGCATGTCGTGACAGTGCAGGGAACAAGTAATGTTGCCATTAATATACGTATAAGCATTACATTTGAGCCGAACTTTACCTGGTCACTTGTAAAGCTGAAGGTCGAGGAGGTAATAAAGAACTACTTGCTGGAACTTAGAAAAACCTGGTCACTCAAAAATGAAAAGGTGAGTAACAACCTGGTCGTTCGGATTTCAAGGCTTGAGGCTAGAATACTTGACATTCAGAACACAACAATTAACGGAAGTCCTAACAACTTACAGCTGACAGAATATCAGATTCCTGTATGGGGAGGTATTACAGTATGACGATTCTAGAAAATATTAACGTCAACCTGCTGTCGTACCTCCCTGACTTCATGCAGGAGTACAGGGAGCTAAGGAACATAATGACGTCAGAGGAGCCTGAACTGAAGTTATTGTGGGAACTACTTAGGAAGGCATTCAACAATCAGTTCATACAGTACTGTGACGAAGACGGTATAAGCAAGTTTGAGGAAATGCTGGGACTGCACAGGTACGAAAACGACACGTTAGAGATTAGGATTTTTAGGGTTCTGACGTACTGGAATGACCAGATACCTTATACATGGAGAGTTCTCGTGAATAAGATGGATCAGCTATGTGGAACAGGAAATTATGAACTGAGACCAAATTTTAATGCATATGAGCTTGGAATTACAACTAAGTTTGATAATGCAAAAAAATATGATGAACTGAACAACATGTTGAAGACAATATTACCCGCTAATTTAGGATTTAACAGTATCAATATACTTACTCCAAAAACTGAAAACAGGATATACATAACAAACGGGGTAATAAACTACATGAAATATGAAATAAAGGCAAAACTTCCTGATGTGGTATTTAAGATATTCGCAACATCAGGATTTATGCACGGTAAAAAATATGTGATAGGAGGTTAAAAATGGCAGTCTTTAAGGACACTACGATAACGGACAACGGCCGTTCGCTGATAGCGAATGTACTCGGGAACAATAAACAGATTACTTTTACAAGAATGGTAACATCAAGCAAGGTGTACAGCGATACCACCGATGTGTCAAAGCTCATAAACATCGACGAGATAAAACAGACAGTAAATATGTCAAGGATAAGCCAGGAAGGGACAAAGGTAAGACTGAATGCTATATTTACAAATGCATCGTCGTATAAGATAGAAACAATAGGGCTGTATGCAAAGATAGATTCAGGGAATGAAATACTGTACAGCGTGACAAGAGCTGCAGAGGCAGACACTATGCCCGCAACAAACGGAATAAATCTGGCCACAGTTGAGATTGACCTGATTACTGAAATAAACAATTCAAATGGGGCAACAATGCAGATTAACCCGTCCACCCTTGCCACGTTGTCAACTTTACAGGATTACATCAGGCACGAAGAAAAAATGAACTGGATGGGTACGGAGGGATACGGAGGACTGTTACAGGAGACAGGAACTAAGAAAGTGGGAATTGCATACTATGACAAGCCAAATAAACAGATGGTCGTTCCGACAGTGCAGAATAATCTGACTTATTTTGAAAGTTCAAA